AAAGAAGCATTACGGTAGTGGGCAAACAACCTCAGAGTGTTAAGCAGGCGGAAGGTGCTTGAAGCACCAACGACAGACTCTTTTAAAAAGAGCGGCTTGCAGTCGACACCTTTAAAATAGTACCCACCACAAGATTCACGAAAATAACCATCATAGAAAGACTTACGAGGGTTAACTGTGAATCCAAGGAAGGTACAAAAGGCATCGTAACACTCGAAAGCTTCGGAGGGGATAATTATATCATCACCAAAGACTGATACGTCTGACGTCGGTAAACCAAGGTACTCGCAACATGCGAGCGCCGAGGCTACAAAAATCAGACTTTCCAGTTCAAAAGTGAAGCCATTTCCCATCGCCGAGAATTTCTCGTAGACGGTAGTGGTTCCCTCGAAGTTGTAACAAGGGCTTCTCAAACTATCTAAAACACTAAACCATACAGGAGGAAGTAATTCCCTCACAATATTATATGATATAGTATCTGAGGCAGCAGTAAAGTCAACAGTGGCTAAAGAGCCGGTCAATGAGCCCTTACGGGCCCCAGCACGATTCTTTTCGTCACTATTAAGGTTGAAACCCGCTCTTCCGAGACGGTGTCTGATCAACCGACCCATACCGAGTTGGAACCAGGAATTAATCCCTGGCTCTATCGCTATAGTTCGGTCAGTCTTCGCCGTTTTTGGTACGGTAATTAACTGATTACCCGCTTGTAGTGTCAAAGCCTGCAACTTCTCCTGCGTAAACCATACAGGATAGGCATAGGGCAAGATATTTCCAAACAGGCGGCACGTACTACTAGTTATTCCACTTTCTTCGCGGAATTTCCGGGGAGCCGAAACATCAGTACCTTTTACTAAGGTAGTAACACCAGGCCCCCAGGAAGCCCCGTCTAGGAGTTTGTCGACATCAAAGTTCTTTAGAATCTCAGCTATTTTACGCACGGTTGCATTAAGCAACCACACGTTCGGCCCCTTGAATTGGGGGTCGAAAGTGAGATCGGAGAACCTCTTATTCGTCACTTTGCACGCAGCTTCTGCTGCATGAAATGCCGTTAAAGCCACTGCGCGTTTGTCGATTCCCGTTTCAAGGAATTTAGATTTACGCAACAGCGACACGGCTGCAAAGTCATCTCGGAACCGAAAACCATCTAAATAATCAGATGGCCGAAGTTCCTTCTCAACAAGCTGTTTAAACTCTCCATGTCTGTATAAAATCAGACATGAGAGAGCTATAGGCGTGTCGAGAGCGATGAAAAACTCTTCGATTGTCTGCTGAAAAGCAGACGAGGGCAGCTTAAAATCTCGGAAAGTTTTATTTAACCGAGATGCGGTGGAGGAACGCGGCACGGCCCCTTTAGGGGTCGTATAGGTTTGCTTAAGCATAACTTACTCCTTGGGATCAAAGTTGCGAGACTAGTAAACTGTCTCGTTATTCTCGACCAGAGCTGTGACAACTGCATTAGCCAGAAGGTTCTTAGCGAAAGCTAAGATATTCTTCCGGTCCTGCAAAGTCGAACGCTCAGGCATCAAGAATGTCATATCTGCTGTGATATCATACGCCTTCGTCGGTGCCGGTGCAATACCGGACATTGTCGAATTGGATATGGTTTCAAGGACAGGCATAACGACTTTGATACGAGCCTTGTAAAGACGTGATGTCTTCGAAGGCGCTGCCAGGGAAGCCGTGATCGTTGGATAACCAACGGAAATTCCACCACTGCGATCCGCATAGCTTGCAAGGTCACCGTTTACGGCGACAGGTGCAAAAGTGTGAGCCACTGGTGTGGCTGCTCCGTCATTAATGACGATATTCCCGATTGCGGGCATGTAATACTCCTTTGAGGTTTAGAGGAAAAATTAACGAAAGTGAGACCCAGCAAACTTCTGTTGCAACAATAAAGCGATGGAATTCAAGACATGTGTCGTAGAGAAGGGTGATTTAAACGAAGGAAGATAAGGTACGGGCGGTTCTGTTAGAACTATCCGAATCTTTGATTCCGTCTGTTTAGAACCACTCGCCACTACTTCATAGTCTCTCGCAGCGCCTACTATCGATTCAGGACATTTACCGAAAATCTCGGTTGTGTATCGAGTCGTCAGAGTCTCAACGCGAGTCCCTGTCACGAATTCAAGGCCAAAATCAGCCGAGAACGAGTGAATGTAATTGGAGACAGGAATAAACCAGTCTACAACAAACGACCATGGAAGAACCTCCCATGCAATCTCGGCTGGATTAACCAGGCCAAGAGACTGTAGGTTAGCAAGTGCACCATTTTTGAGTTTATACTCAAGAACGTAGGACACAGTAACTTTGCAATGAACTCGTCGAATTACTTGGGAACCGTTTGAAGTGGTTCCTTTTGTAACAGACTCGTCTTTTCGCGTAATGCTACTGCGTACTACAATCTTATCTGTCGCATCGGTTTCGGTAAGTCTCGCAAGAGACGAACCTATACCATAAGCATCAGATAGGAGCGGTTTAACGCCATACTGAAACGCCAGAAAGTCCGAAGACGTCTGACGCATAGTAGACGACAAGTCATCCCGATGCAAAAAGCCGACACCTGCCTTACGCTTAAGGGTTAAAATCCCCGAAAGCTGTTTAGCTATGTCAGCAATCATCGAAAATGACTTGGCACGTTCTGCGACCATATTGCCAATATGCACACTCTGCTTATTGATTTTGTTGTAGCAACTTGCTACAGCAGCATCTCGAGCAGCGAAGCGTAAAGCAGTAGGATCGTAGCTTCCGTAGCTATTGAAGGTAGGACCAAGGTAACCACTATAATCGTCTTTAGATGATATGAATTCACGGAAACCGGTATAATAAGTTCCAGTAGGGGGCCAATACTTAGCCCACTGCCAGTCCTTTATCGTACCGAAGAAACCGTAGTCATACACCCTTTGACGCTCGTAGGGGTTGTTAGGCCTACCTCTTAAGCTACGCTTCACCCAGATATACGATCTCAGACCAACGAGCGCTTGTTTAGTGCGCTCAAGGAATCGTACTTCTTTCACGTAGTACTTAGCGTAGAGCTCACTGTACTTTTTCATATACAGTGCTCTCTTTCGCTCAGCTTTACCACGCAATATTTCAAATCTCTTCACGTACCTATACCACGAAGCATCAGAGGATTTCTCTCTGCGGCTGCGCATTGTCGGTACACTTGGAGGTCTGAAACGGGGAGGCACTGGTGGGAGTATCGGGACTTTGTTACGGTCCACCCACTTCAGAAAAGGTTTCTTCTGACGATAACCCAGTGACGACACACTTGTAATCACCTCGTTAGCGAGGGTCCTCGAAATAGCAGTAGACGTAACAACCGCTGCACCTAAATGAAAGGAGCTTGGTTGATACGGCGTATAGACAAGAGTCTGTTGTCTACGCACCTTGATAGGTGCATCTACACGAGTGTGTGTAATCATGTCAAACTTTCAAAACAGCAAGCTGAGTGTCTTTCTGCCAGCTCCAGAACGGTCTTTTAACGGGAGGCGTAAGCCCCTCGAAAGTCGAACGTTTCGGAACCATCATACAGGCACACTGCTGATCTGACTTGTTGGAATGACATTCGATAACACTGCCAGGTTCGCGCAATAAGCTACAGCCCGCAAGCAATGCAAACGATATCAAACCAATCGTCAGCAAAACTTTAAAGCTGTGCATAAGCGTTCTCCTGGTTTAGTTATCCGTGGAGTCGTTTAAGACTACACTGTAAACGGTTCGAAAACCTTTACCAAACAGGG